ACCGAAATCCGTGACAACTTCAAGCGTGTCTTTGATAAGATTGAGAAATAGCACAAGATCTTGTCTTCGCGCAGCTGCGGCAACCGCAAGATATAGTATGCAGAGATCCTGGGCCCAAAGCTTATCTTGTGCTTTAGGAGAATCTTCATGGTAACTGTATTTTGTGAATATCGTCGAAATACTTGCGCGCATCGACGGAAAGAACGTCAATGGATTCCGATCGAACTCGCAAAGATTTACAAGAAAAAAAAGATCGTCAAATTTGTTAAGATCGATGGCAAGCCGGTGACGAAGGTCTTAAAGAAGACTTGACGATTTATTGAGAATTCCTCAATAATAAATAAGCAATGGCAAAGCTCACGCCGAAACAAATCCTTTTTTGTAAAGAATACCTGATCGACTTCAATGCGACTCGAGCAGCCAAAGCAGCCGGATATAAAGAAAAAGCTGCTTATGCAACCGGAGCAGAAAACCTCAAAAAACCTCAAATTCAAGAGCAGATTCAGAAAGAACTCAAGGCGCGTGAATACAGAACCGAAATCACAGGCGATCGCGTTCTGCAAGAATACGCGCTTCTCGGCTTCTCTGATATTGCGCATTATATCGAGATCGGAGAAGACGGCCAGATTATGACGAAGACATTTGAAGAAATGCCGGAGCATGCATCGCGAGCGATCGAGTCGATCTCAGAAGACCGGATTATCCGCGAGAATCCTGATGGATCTCAGATTATCGTTCATGATAAATATAAATTTAAAATGCATTCAAAGATTCACGCGCTCGAAAAGCTGTTCAAGCATCTAGGGCTTGCAGCTGAAGAGCGATTCCGACTCGGCCTTGAAGGAGTCGATGGCCAGCCGATAGAATTCACAATCAAATATGTCAACACAAATGGAACAGGCCCAGAAGACGACGAGAAAGATTGAGCTTCTTTTCTCTGCTCGCTTTAAACAATTAATCAAAAACCGCGATCGTTATCTCGTCTTATATGGCGGCCGCGGATCTGGCAAATCCGAATTTGCTGCGCGGAAGCTCTTTCTGCGCTGCATGTTCGAAAGCAATCACCGCTTCTTAATGATGCGAAAGGTTCGCTCTCGCTGCCGCGAATCCGTCGCTCGAGTCATACTGACGCTGCTCGACGAATCAAAGATCAAATATAATCACAACGAGACAAAGCGCGAGATCTCTTTCTGTGGTCTCGATGGCCGAATGAACGTCATCGTTTATGATGGCCTTGATGATCCAGATAAGATCAAATCGATTAAAGGAATCACCGGTGTTTGGCTGGAAGAAGCAACCGAATTCACGCAGCAAGATTTCACGATCATTGACCTTTGTCTTCGAGAAGAGGTTGAAACTTATCATCAAGTGATGATGACCTTTAATCCGGATGAAGCTCGAGCGCGCTGGATCAAGCGCCGATTCTTCACCGGTATCGGCGATGCATATACCGGAAAAGGAGACGTCCCGAGTTCATTCCTTCATCACTCAACGATCGAAGACAATCCGGTCGACGCTGTCCGGAATAGTTATCGAAGGCTTCTCGATGCGATCGACGATCCGACGCTGACAAAGATCTTTAAGCTCGGGATCTGGTCAATCGCTCGCGGCATTATATACCAGCATCCGAGGATCATTCCGCTCTCAGAATATCCGAAAGAATATGACCTTGAATTCTATGGCCTGGATTTCGGTTTTAACAATCCGAGCGCGTTGATCTGGCATGGCGTGAAAGACCAGGTCATTCATCTTCGGCAAATTATTTTCGAAACTCATTTGACAACGAGTCAGCTGATCGAGAAAATGAAAGACGAGAATGTCAAAAAGAAGATTCCTATTTATGCAGATCCGTCAGCGCCAGGCGACATCGAAGAAGTCAAGCGCGCTGGCTTCAACTGCAAAGCAGCCATCAGCCATAAAGGTTCGGTCTATGCTGGGATTGTTTTTGTCAAAGCTCAGAAGCTTATTACTTGCGACGAGAACGAGCAGCTTAATGACGAATTCAAAACGTATAAATGGAAAGAGGATCGCAACGGCGAACCGCTCGATGAGCCGGCCAAATTCGACGATCATGGAATGGACGGTGTTCGATATGGAATCTATTCTGCTCTCAAAACAAAGGAAAAAGCTCGATTTAAATTAAGCGGTCAAGATATGTATTGAAGGAGATCTCAAATGCGACAATCAAAAATTAGAAAGAATGAAGTTATTTTAACAGCTGCCGAATTCCAACAGACGGCCCAGAAGATTGAATCGCTGGTCAGAACTCGTGAAGCTCTTGTCGTGACGATTGCGGATCTTAAAAAAAAGAAATATGTCGGCAATGAATATCGAACTTATGAGACAGCCGTCAAAGCGGTCGAAGAAAAATATGTCGGAACGGCTGAATGGGGATGCGTTCTGACCGGTTCGATCATAGATCTCCGCGCTTCTTTCACAATGGGTCAAGGCGTTAAGGTCATGACGGCGGAAGATACGACAGAGCGCAAAGCAAAGGCCGAGCTTGAATTCGCGAACGACTTTTTCGAATACAATAAGCTTGACAAAGAAATGCCGGTCGAGCTTGCGAAAGAAGCCGAGATCGAAGGAAAGATTGCGCTGAAGCTGGCGCTCGAAGATGCGAAGGATTTTAAAAACGGCAAATATGAAAAAATGGTCTCTGTTCGATTTATATCCTGGATTGATACAGGTTACAAAATCACGACTCCGACAGGCGATTATATGAATTATACTTCTCTTTCCTGGCAGCCGAAATCGGATTCAAAGAAAGAAGTTCTCGATCCGAAAGAGTTCGTTTATAACAAGTTCGGCGGCCGGATCACGAAGCCGAACCAGGCGCAGCCGAAAATCATGAAATGCTTAACGCAGATTGATGATGTCTCAAAAGCGCTGCGAGACTGGCGCGAGATTAATCACATTTTTGCAATGCCGATCTTTGACATCGAATGCGAAGACTGGGAATCCGTTGACGACGCTTCAACCGCAATGGACGAATATCGGATGAACATCAAGAAAGCGTTCATTCATGCGAAGTCAAAGCTCTCTGTCATCGGCCCAGACATGGCCGGAATCGATTCGCTGTCACAAGAGATCGTCGACAAGATTAAAATCATTTCCGGAACGACTGGCATTCCGGTTCACTTCCTGGGCCTGTTGGATCTGCTCAAGAATCGATCAACCGGAGAAAGCACGCGAGAACTTGTCAATGCCGGCACAGAAAAAGAGCGTGTCATCTGGATCGGGACGTTCAAGGAACTGCTTGAGAAAGCTTTCGCCATGATTGCCGAAGAAAACCAGCTGACGAAGCTTGACGTCAATAAACTCGATGTTGAAATTCCTGTTGTCACTCAAGAGCAATGGGATCATATTGAAAAAGTTTTGCTGCCGCTCTATCTTGCTTCAGCGCTCTCGCTCGAATATCTGCTTTCTCAAGTGCCGAATGTCGATGCTTCGAAGGAAATGAAGCGGCTGGACAAGTCGACGAAAGATCAGGCCGAGAAAGATCAGCTGACAGCTGAGAGAGACGCCGCACGCGACGAACTGGCGCTTGCGAATGCATCTGCTCAGACACCGGAGATCGACGACGCTGAAGGCGCTCAGATGCAATAAAGGCTTGACAACGAATTATTCAATCGCTTATTTTTTTAAATAGAAATTAAGGAGTTAAGGAATGGCAACAAAGAAAGACTCGGCTGATAAAGCCGACGAGAAAGAAGCAAAGAAAACGACAACGAAAAAGACACCGGCAAAAAAGACAACAAAGTCGAAAGCGCCCGAGAAAAAAATCGCTCCGGAGCAGCTGAAGACTGAAGAGATTGAAGTCGAAGAAGTCGGCAAAGATGAAACCGGTTATGATCCGAAGATCCTGAAGCCTGAAGAAGTCGAAGAGAAGCCGGAAACGGCGGACGTTGTCGATCAGGTCGTTGAAGGAATTTCAAAACAAATAGAGGAAGGAGCAGAAGCATCAAGGATCATCGACGACACCGAAAAGATCCTGAAGTCGAGCGATGTCGAGCTTGCGAAAGACGAACCGGCTGGCAAGCCGACAATCGTTGTCTCTCATGCGAAATCTGCGCTGGCCTCAAAAGACGATGACTCGATCGAGATCATCAATGCTGAAGAAGTTTTGAAAGATCTCGAATATGACTTTGACGCTCATGAGATCAAGCCATATAAAGGCCAGGCCATGACGTCTCATGAAATGCATCAAGGCAAATATGGGATCATCGACGACGTCACGAAAGAGAAAAAGAAGAAACGTTAAAAACCTTTTATGAAGGCAAGAGCGAGCTTTTGAAGGTGGGTTAATTGCTCGCTCTTGCCAGGATAAAATAAAATGAAGATTCAAGCGCCATATCTAACCGACAAGAAGTTGAGCGCTCCTTATCTGCGTTTTGTCGGCGCTCGTCTTCACGAAATGGCGCAAAGCGAATTGATGCAGATGATCTCTCCGGCTATCATTCAGGAGATCAAACGCGACGATCCGAAGCCGAAGTTCAGAGCTTATGTCGTCGGCCATGAAGGAGAATCCAGCGGCTCGATCTCAGCTGATAATTCGACATGGATCAAGGTTGTCAAGAAATGGTTCAGGTCAGCGATTCAGAATCTTCATGACAAGATTGCGATTGGCACGCCGCTCTTCTGGGGTCACTCTGAAGAGAACACGGCGCAGCGCGAACGGATCGGCGAGATCGTCGGGAAGAAGCTGGCCGAAGTTAAGGACAAGCTTTCGGTTATTGTCGCGACTTATATCAAACCGGAATATGCGACGCTTCCGCTCAACGTTGCGAGCATTGAAGCTGATATTCGGTTATATGACACCGGAAAAGATTATGCTGCGGACGTCGATGCGGTTCACGCTGTCGCGCTCGCGAACTCAAGTGTTGAGACGCCTGGCTTTAAAGATGCGACGCTTCTCACGCAGCTTTTTGAATTTGCTCAAGATAATCAAATTATATACAGGAGTAAACACATGGAACTTTCTATCGATGACATTCAAAAAGTCATCAAGGCGGAATCACTCAAGCCGAGCGATCTTTTCACGAACGCAAGCTTGAGAGAAGATCCTTCAGTCAAAGGATTCATCGATTCGGCCGAAAAGAGAACAAAGGCGGAATTTCATGACCACAATTCTCGAACAGAAGAGAAGATCGAGAAAGTTCGTGAAGAGCTTGCACTAGAAAAGAAGGCCATTGAAGACGAGAACAAAACGCTCAAAAAAGAAGTCGCGAAATCGAAGGTCAATGATCTTTTTGCGACAGAGAAAACAGAGCGGAAGCTAACAGAGAAGCAGATCAAGTTCATTGAAACGAAGCTCAAGAAATTCGAGCCTGAAGAGACCGAAAAACTAAAAGAAGAGTTTTCATCCTTTCTCGATGATAACATCAAAGAGTTCAAGTCGATCGCCGCGAACGTCTTCGGTGAGAAAGAAGCAAAGACGGAAGACAAAACTGGCGATGGAGACGGCAACGGCGACGGCGACGGCGGAACTGGAAACGGCGACGGCAAAGGCTCAGTTGATGCGAATCCATTCATCGATTAAGGATCTTAATAAGGTTTATCGGTGATCGAAAGATCACGCGGCACTCGGAAGCCACAAGGCTTCGCGGCACTCGACAGCTGAAAAGCTGGGCGGCGAACACAATCGGGAAGTCGACCACGGTCGACGGACGCGGCACAAATCCAAAAAAGGAAAAAACTTGTGGCTCAAATAATTGAAACATTCTCAGTTGAAGGCGATTACAGACCTCTTAATTTTGTTTCCGAAGTTTCGACAGCGCTCGCTCACGGCCATCTTTACAAGCTCCGGAATACAGTCGGCGTGATCTTCGTTGCTGAGAAGATCAACACGACTACCGGCTGCCGCGCTGCTCTTGAAGTTGACTATGGCGAGACCGGTGTTCTCATTTATCATTGCGAGAATATCCGAGTTCCGAAAGTCGCGGTTGCCATCAGAACCGGCGCTGCGATTTACTGGGACGGCGTTCACGGAACAGGCGTCACCGACACTTATGCTTCTGGTCTTCTCTGGATCGGAATCGCAAAAGAGAACCGCGATGCTGATGATGACGACATTCTTATTGACCTGAAAGGCGACAAAGCCTTGATGGAAGCCGCTCCTTAATAGGTGAAGAAAAATGAAAGGCACAATAATTAATGACTGGACAAAGTTCGATTACACAAACGCAGATCATCAAAGTCATCTGCTCGAATCACTCCGTTTTCACGTTGCTCTTCCAGACAAATTCGTTGCCGAGGAATTTGCGAAATCAAAGAAGTTTCGGCATGCTCACAATGCAGTTCAAACATCAATGCGCGAGTTCAGCGCAACCGGAGACAAGAAGAAGACGATCGAGGCTCTTTATCAGGCATTCACGACAACCGGCGATTTTCCTGTCACCGCGATTCAAGCAATCGAGAAGTTTCACGCGCTCACGAATTATGACAACGGATACGAGCAGATTTTTGACGTGAAGGATTTCACGAACTCAAATCAGCCTGGATTCAAAATCATGAACGTGACGAGTGGAATGACGTTCGAGCGCATCGAGATCGGTGACAAGATCCGGCTCAAGCAGATGTCAGGAACTCAGGCTTTCGTGCTTTTTGATTTTTACGGCGGCGGCCTGAACTGGCACAAATCTCTTTTCATGAATCAGGAGTATTGGACGATTGAAGATAATGCAATGGAATTCGTCAACAAGGCTTACGCCAGACGCGCTCAAGTTCACTATGCGCTGCTCGAAGCAGCGATGGCGACAAAGACGTGTATCACGTTGACAGATCCAGCATGCGGAAATTGTACCGAATACGCCTATGCTCTAGCTGCGGCTCTTAATCTTGCAGCGGTTCGGATCTTAACGAATAACCGGAACAAAGGATACGGCGCAACTGTTGGAAATCAGATCATCATCTTGACACCGCTCGCTTATTGGGGAGTGGTCAAACAGGCGCTTGACATTCGACTTCAGCCGACTTCTCAGACAAAGATCATCAATTACAACTTTCAACCGGTCGTGACTATGATGCTCACGAATGCGAACCGGATCGGCGTTTTCTTGCCGAAGCTGCGAATCAAATCTGGATACAGGATGAATCTCGAGACATTCAATTCGTTCGACATGCTTTCGTTCTCGGAAGCAACCGCTGGCTGGCAATCATACGGCGCTGGTGTCGGCGACTTGGATCAGCTGGAATGTATCGACGCGACCGCGCCTTCTGGTATCGGTGGCGCTCCTGTCGTCGATTAATCCTTTTGAATAGTCTATAACATGGAGCGAGCTTGCAAGCGGCTCGCTCCTTTTTTTTTCTTGCAATTTTCAGAATCATAAAATATCATTGAATCAATGGAGACGGAAGCAAAGTCCATCACGACAAGATCAATTGAGTTTCTAGAAATTGAACGAGCTATGAAAGGCGAAAACTTTATGCGCTGGATTGAAAAACCGAAAGGCTCGAAGATCCCATTGTGGACAAAGCTTGAAGCTGGAGCATGGAGCGGCCAGCGCTGCTTTGTGATCGGCGGCGGAACGTCTCTTTCTGGCTTTGACTTTGACCGGCTGGGCCGAAGCGGTGAGCGCGTCATCGTATGCAACCGCGGCTTCGTCGAAGCTCCGTTCGCTGACATCATGGTCGCAATGGACATCGATCTTTATAACTGGCTGGAAGCTCGAGAGATCGGCAGAACGCATGAAGAGCAAGTCGCGATCACAAAAGCATTCCATAGGTTCAAAGGTCTCAAGGTCTGGATCGACATGAATAATTCAACGATGCAAGCGCCGGTTCATTATGTTTTGAGAGAGAGCAGGCCGGTCATTCACAAGCGAATGAAAAACGGGATCTTTTCTGGTAACAATGTCGGAGTCGGAGCGCTCTGTCTTGCAGCAACGCTCGGCGCTTCTCCGATCTATCTTCTAGGATATGATTTTTATTTACAGAAGAATGAAAGCGGAAAGATCAAGAAGACTCATTTTCACTCAGGCTATCCTCGGAAGATGACCGACAGTCATGTCAATTCATTCATCTATTTCTTTAAGATTATCGCGCCGGCAATCCGCCGGCGTGGAATACGAGTCTATAACATGAACCGGAAGTCGAAGCTCCGGATCTTTCCTTTTGCTGATTTCAAATAATATGTTAAGCAGCGAAACAATCAACAAGATCTCGAAGTCGAATGCCGAAACCTGGCGCAGGAAAGTCGAGATCTATTTATCCACAAAGCCGAGATGCAAGATCTGTGATAATCCGCTGAAGCATTTCTCACGAACCGGAATTTGTCGGCCATGTCAGAATCTTCGGAACATGCGGAATTATTACAAAAGGAGACGAAAAGAATGATCCGAATTAATCTTTCATTGAGCAAGCCGAATATGATGACGGCTGCGGAAGTCCTGTATTATTATCAGAAAGGCGAAGTCGTTGGATACGTCGACAATCCTATCGAATCTATGGCCGGCGTTCGCCGCTGCGCTTACGTCATGAAAAGAATGCTCGAGCAAAAAGGAACTTGAAATGAACAGCTGGATCTTAACGTCATTCTTCACAGCGAAGACCGGTTATGAGAAACTTGCGCCGAAGTTCAAGCAATCGGCCGTCAATGCCGGCATTAAGGAAATGATAATCGATGTGGTTCCGAATCAAAAAGACTGGCATAGAAACACGCGCTTAAAAGCACGTCTGATTAAAAAGCATTTATCGGTATTTATCGGTATTTATGACGCGGTTGTTTTTGTTGACATCGATGCTCGCTTTCATTCTTATCCATTCCTTTTCGATCAGCTGCTCGATACAGGCTTTGACTTTGCAGCGCATTTCCGGAACTGGCGGCATGCTCGAGACGAGCTTCTTTCCGGAACTCTTTTCTTCCGGATCAATAAGCGGACACGAGATCTCGTCGCTGACTGGATTGAATTGAACCGGCAGAATCCGACGATCTGGGAACAGAAGAATCTCCAGCGTGCTTTCAAGCGAGCGCCGACGCTGAAGCATGCGAATCTTCCGATCGAATATTGTACGATCTTTGACGATTCGAATCGCTCGAAAATAGAGCCGGTGATCGAGCATTTTCAAGCGTCAAGAAAATTAAGATATGAGGTGACGAAATGAAATTAGATTCGACTTTTAAAATTCCTTTGAAGGTCAGGATCGCATCACAAGAAAGCTCGGTGAAAGTCGAAGGCTTGAACATAACGTTGAAGGCCGGAATGAATCACCGGCAAATTTCGAAAGCGTTTTTCTGGCTTTCTCTTCATGCTTTCTGGCTGGCCGTAAAACATCTTTTTAAAAAACAGGACTGATCGAAAAAGCACAATATATAGTGGCTTTTTTCAATAATCGTGGCGATCCTCTCAGAGCGATCGGAAATATTGTGGTATGAGAAAAAGCATAAAAGGCGAAATTGAATGAACGATCTTCCGGATCTTATCATTTGGCATAACACGAAGGAGCGCGTCAAAACGGAATGGCTTCTTCGCGGATTCAAAGAACTCGGCATCCCGATTCTCAAAACGAATACGCTGGTCAACCGGTTCAAGCCGCGATCGAATCCGCTCGGCCTTTATGTCTATCCGATCGGCTTCCAGTTCGGAGAGAAGACTGTCATCGCCATGCTGGATATAAACACAATTCCGAACATGGTCTTTCCGGATCTTCTCAATAAGACGAAGTTCTATTTCAAAACGCATGCGACTGAAGAGATCCTTCGCCGGCCGAATGTTTATCTCTTTCCGAACTCCGCTTCGAAGCTTGAATATCTCGATCTTCTTCCGGATCTCAGAAAGATCAAAGATGATACAACTTTCGCGCTCGATTTCTTTTTCATCGGCTGGCATGATGACGACGGCCTTCGCCTTTGGACGGTGAAGCAAGCGAGATCTCAAAAGACCTGGCGCGTCGTCGCCGGCTGTCTTCCGTTTAAGCATCATACGAATGTCGAAAAGAAATGGCAGCTGCCGCGGATGGCTTATGACAAATATTTGAAAACGCATGCTGTCTCAAAGATCAACCTCGCGCTGCCAGGCGGCCGCTCTCTGCCGTTCATGAGCTTTCGCCATGTCGAATTAATGGGGATCGGCGCAACCGTTCTCACGCGCCGGCCGACTTCCGTTCCATTCCGGAAAGATCAATTTGATAATTGCGTCATTTATTATGACCGCGAGAATTTCATTGACGTCGTCAATTATTATTTGCAGAATAGAGAAGAGCGAGAGAGATTCGGAATGAACGCAAGAAGATATTACAACAAGTTCCTTTCACCGGAGCGACATGCGTTTCACATGATTAATCAAATCCAAAAAAGGATCTAACAAATGACAGGAAAAGAAATTGTCTGCTTACTGATTCCGACGATCGGCCGGCTTTCATCGTTGCTCAATACGATCAAAACCTTTCAAGCTTCAAGCTATAAAAAGACGGCCGTCATTGTTATCGTCGACGATGGCCGACAGGAATATTTCAGACAGATCAAATCTATGATCGACATTCATAAGTTGAAAAACGTCTTTTTATATTTCAATCCGAAACGGTTCGGCTGGCCGAGATCCATGAATAAGATCCTCAAAGCATCTGACTTTGATTTATATTTTTATGGATCTGACGATCTGACCTTTTCCAAAGATACGATCAAAAATGCTGTCGGATTCATGGCTGATTATTTTCCGGACGGCGACGGCGTTATCGGGATCGCTCAAAATCTTGCGCAATATTGTCCGGCTGCTTTCGGTCTCGTCGGTCGGAAGTTCATTGACCGCTTTCCGCAGCGGCAGCTTTTTTGGCCGCATTATATTCACTTCTGCGGCGACTCGGAATTGTGGCATTTTGCGAAGTCGATTGATCGCTTCAAGTTTTGCGCGACAGCAAAGGTTCATCATGATCGACCGATGGACGCCGGCAAGAGACTCGCTCAAACATCGCTCCGGAAAGATCGAGAACTCTGGTGGAAGAAGAAAGGCAAGAAGAATCTATACTGGGGAAACACCTTTTTGACGCCGGCAGATCTCGTGAACGAGAAGCCTTGCCGGACATGGAATCGATAATTTGCTTAATTTTGGTAAAATATGACAGGATTGCCAGATATAAACGTCATTAGAGGCCGCCAGAGCCACGATCTCAAGGCGGCGTGAGCAATACCATTCATAAGGAGAAGAAAAATGGCAAGAATGGACGACAAAGAGTTCGCATTGAAGTTTGAACTAAAGCAACTTCAGGTCGACAGGAATCGGCTCGAGCGGATCAAAGAGAGAACCGACGAGGATCTTGACGAGACGCGCCAGCGGATTAGAGTTTTAAAGAAACAACTTGAGAAATTGCAGAAGCCGGAAAAGAAGAAAGCCGCTCCGAAAAAGAAAAAGAGTGCCGCAGATCTTATTGAAGCAATCGATAAAAATAAGAAAACATTTGAAGCTGAAGACGTGGAGATTCCTGAAGAGTCGGAAGTCAAGATTGACGTGAACTCGATGACAGCGATCAAAAATTCAACACCGGTCAAAACGAAAAAGAAAGCAGCCGCCGAACATACCGTCGAGCTTAAAGAGGAAGCCGAAGTCGAAAAGACCGATTCGGCAGAATGAATCATCTTCCGGATTTCTTAATCATCGGCGCGGCTCGCTGCGGCACGTCTTCGCTTTGGGCGAACCTGGCAGCGCATCCGAGACTTAAACCGGCGGCGAAGGAATCCTTCAAGCAGTTCGCAAGCAATCACAAAGAAGTCCATTTCTTTGACAAAACGTCGAAGTTTAATAAAGGCCCGAGCTTTTATCGAAGCTTCTTTATCGGGCCGCCGCAGCTGTATTATTTTTTCGAATCGACTCCGAACTATCTTTATCAACCGGCCGTTCCGGAGAGAGTCAAGAACTTGCTGCCGGACGCGAAGTTCGTCGTCATGCTCCGGAATCCTGTCGATCGGGCCTGGTCGCATTTTTCGAACTGGCGGAAAAAATGCGGCTGGAAAGAAAGCATACTCTATGATCCGAAGTCCGAGATCCTTAAAAAAGGAATCTATCATGAACAGCTTTCTCGCTGGTTCAAATAC